TTTCTTTCTGAGTTTCTTTTGCTAGATCAGGTGCAAAAGTCCGGAGAGCTCTACGAAGTTCAATGCCGCCCTTTACGCTTGCTGGCATCGCTCACCTCTTTCGCTTCATCCTTGAGCCCCTGCACTAATGCATCGAGCATGGTCTTATCTAGATCTAATAACTGCTGTGGCGCGATTCCCAACCTAATGCTTAGCCTAGCAATTAGATAGGTGAACGGAAGATCGCGCTTTAAGCTAAAGGGTCTGAGTCAAGCACCTCAACACTTTTAAGTGTCTCGATGAAGTCCATCCCGAAAGGCTTAACAGATTCACCTGATCTGCGTGTTACTTCCCATGCTAACCAATAGACATCGCTTTGCTTTTCTTCATCGCGGAACGCCTTATGAAAGCCCTTTTTAGCGTACTGCTCGAATGAGTACTCCACTGCTGGAGTGATCTCGCCTTCTAGTACGCTTCCATCTGTACGAACTATCTTTAGTTTTGCCATGAGTTTGCCCCTTTGTTTATCTTCTTAGAATGTGCCTGTTGTGGTCACTGCGACTGTTGAGTTAGCAGTGAATGTAATTGACTGAGTAGACATATCGCCTACAGCACCATTGATGTCTGTAGTGTTATTGACTAGCAATGAAACAGTGTAGAGAGGGTTAGTAGCAGAGACTGCTGTTCCCTTTTCCTGTAGGAATACACATGTGACTGTGGTTCCCCATGCAGCTTGTAGTGTTGCCAATACATTCGCAGATGCTGTGTCGTTTAGGAAGTCGATTGTTACAGTAGATGCTTCTAAGCCCTTAACGAACTTATGTGAAGAATCGCCCATTGCAGTGACTTCTAGCTCATCGAATGTGCGGTTAAGTGTAATGCTTGTGACATGGTCTGAAAGATCAACGGAGTTAATCTTCACACCGACTTTGTTATTTAGAAATACAGCCATGAGATTATTCCTCGTCTTTCTTAGTAGTTACTGGCTTTGGTGCTGGTGTGCTTACTTGCCCGATTTTCTTCAGGAAGTCAGCGTTTTCTTGTTCCCACTCGGACATGTTTAGCTCCAACTCGTTAGGATTGATACGGACATCTCACAGCTGAGTAGGTCACCCGATGCAGCGTTGAGAATACTAGGTGCGCTTATCGCGCTTACATTATAGGTCAAAGATGATGCTGCTAGTTTAGCGAACACGCTACAAACGAAATCTTCTATGCCGTTCAAATTGCCTTCGTTGTCGTAAAGCATGGTCGTTATAATAATTTTGAAGTTCGCCATAGGTGCAATCGTGATGTGTTGGTTATTGCTAGGCACGATGTATTCTGCATCTGGACTTACAATAACTGAATTAGCCAATACTGTGGCAGGTGGAAAGGCAAAAACTTGGTATTTTGTATTGTCGATTAGCGCAGTGGCTAATGTAGTTCTAAGAGTTGTTATGGCTACAGGTGGCATCATCCCACCATTGAATTAGGGCTTAGCGCGTGAGCGATCAATCCTCGCACCTTAGCGAGAAGCTGTGCGCTCATTCGGTAAGGGCTTGGCTGGAAATCGACAGCGTTACTGCCTGAAAGGGTGGCTGTACGCGCTTGCCAGATCTCGACAGATATCATGAGAGCTGCTTGCTGTATTGCTAAATCTGCTGCCCAGTCCACATAAGTGTCTGCTGTTACTGTGCCAAAAGGTTGCACTGGGTGCTCTACTGCTGGAGTGTTGTTGTTACCTGAAATTGCGTAAGTGATGTTGTAATCGCCTACTCCAGTGAGAGTCTTTGATCCATTGTGCTTTGAGCCGTTGCCAGTAATAGTAACTGTCTGACCCACATAAAAGATCTTTTCTACTTTGTCCTGAAAGTAAAGTGTGCCTGTTGTGGCTGTGTTGCTATGAGAGATGTTGAAATAGTTATTAGTCCAGAGCATAGGCAGTAGAACTGCATCTGTTGCATCACAGACTTCTTGCAAGGTGGCATCTGGGTACAGCGTACCGACTCCGAGGGTTGATCGGAGTTCTGCGACTGTGGTTAATGCCATGATTTCCTTTCTAAAGACTCTAGGGAGTCAGAGGGCTACTGACCCCCTAGAGCGACTTAGTAACCTATTAAGTTAGGTTGAACTTACGAACGCCCTTACCTGACTTAGCAAGATAGATTGCTAGGTATCCGTAAAGGTTGATCTCGATCTCGCCTGTTGTTAATACATTAACTCGAAGCTGTGTCTGTGGTGATTCCCAGACATAGACTGAAGATGGTGCAACCAAGAACGCTGAGTTATCGATTACGCCAGATGCAGCGATATTGTGATCCACGATTAGGTCTGTGCCTAGTACATTTCCGCGGACAGATGTTGCTACTGCATTACCTGCTGCGTTGTATGTTGCACCCTGTGCTGAGTACAATGCTCGTCCAGTGGTATCCGCGTATCCGGTGATTGCTGCCCACTGGTCAGTCGAAGCGACTAGCTTGTTAGCGAAGTCTCCGCCTGTACCCTTGTAAGCTGCTGCGCCTTCTACTGAGATAAATGATTGCAATCCAGCTGCTGTTGCTGCTGTAGTTGCTGCTGTCGTTCCTGAAGCAATGAAAGCATCTAGAAGTGCTGTATCTGTTGCCTTCTCGTATGCCTTACGAAGCTCTGTCATCATCAATTCCATGAATGCTGGAGATGAGCGATCTACGAGCTCGAATGATACGCGCTGTAGTCCTGAGAACTTGTTCACAGTTACTGTGTCGTATGCAGATGTCATGCCTGTCTCAGATGGTGCTGCGCCTTCGTTTGTGTCTGCAACTGTTGGAGCAGTGTCAGCTGAAGATGCGTTTGTGTAAAGGCGTGGAACTGTGAAGCTCATGCCTGAATCAATTAGTGCTGCGCGTGTTGATGCTTCAAATGCTGGACGGCCTGTAAAGGTGTCAGTAATGAATGTGTTTAGGTGTGGTGCAAGTGTAAGACCTGTGTTTGTTGATGTTGAATCGTCTGCAGCGCGAACGATGCGGCGTGATTCGTCATCGCCTAGAGCTGCCTTAATGTTAGCTTCTAGGTATTGTGCTGAAGTGATTGGTGCTACGCGCTCGCGCACGAATGTAGTTGCTGTTACAACAGTTGGACGAGCAGCTTCAACCGCTGCTGCCTCTACTGGTGCTGCAACTGTCTCTGGAGTATTCTCCACAGCTGTCTCGCTTTCTGTTGGGTTGGTGCTAGAGGATGTCCTTCGACTTCCTCAGCTGCTACATCGATAACCTGAGCCGACTTAAATGCTGGCTCTGTTACCAAACTTACTTCAAGCAATTTGGCAGCTGATACAAACATAACATTGCCTTTTTGCTTTGACTTAATTACTTCTACGCCTACAGACAGACCAGACTGCAAGCCTTCTTCTGCAAGGATAAGAGCTTCAGATCCACGATTAGATCGTGAAACTTTGAACGATGCATAGATGCCATCTTCTTGCTCTGTAAATTGTGTTGCCTTGCCTAGTGGCTGGCGTGAGTCATGTTGATTAAGAAGCTTCACAGTCTTAGGATCTTCTGGAAGTGCGATTGCGCCCTTCTCGAATACGACTTTACCTGCTGAAGTATTACCGACTTCGCCTGTACCTGCTGGGACGATCTTGCCGGAGATTAGTCTTTCTTCAACATTGGCAATTAAGCCAGATGAGAAGTGGATAACTTGGTTTTCCATTATTCGATTCCTTCGCTGCCGTTAGGTGTTAAATCTTCCATCTCCATAGCCTGTTCAACTGTGATAAGGCCTAGAGATAACATCTTCTCAATTACTAGCAAGCGCTCCATTGGCTCTGTTGCTAGGAATGATGAATCAACATCAAAGCGGACAGAGTTACCGCGAGCAGTAATGTCATCCATTGATAGACGATCCTGAATTGCATTTACATAAGGCGCAAGGCTTAGAGAGAAGAATTGCTTACGCTCGTCTAAAACATTCGCATAGGTCATTGATGTATTGGCTTCTGCCGAAAGCATATAAGCTGGGATGTTGCATAGGCGAGCAATCTCTGTTGCTAGGAACTGTTGCGCTTCGTCATACATCATGTCTTTAGGTGAGAATGATGTTGGCTGATACTCAAGAGTAGATGTTAAGTATGCAGTTGAGCGATTGTTGCGAGCATTCTTCCATGCTGCAAGAAGTCCAGCAATCTCTTTAGGATCTAGGTCTGCGCCATTGTTACGCAATACTCCAGAAGGCATTGGAGTTGATGCTGCTAATACTGCTGCCTTACGAAGGTCGATTGCAGCTCTAATTGTTTCAGATCCGCGCTCTAAAATACCTTCATCAAATGATTGAAATGTTACGAGAGATCCAAGACCCGACATTGGAACTGCAACGGCATCGATGTAATACTGAGTGACAGTCATGCCGTAAAGATCTGTCGTGAATGTAACTTTAACATTTGGAATCCATTGGAAGCGAGAAGGTCTGCCATCTTCAGCATAGACTTCTGTTACTTGCCAGTATGCAACGCCATACATCAACAATGAATCTACAGTCCACGCCATTGTTACAGAGCGTGGCTGATTAACAGCTGGCTGATCAACCCACACAGGGTTTCCTAATTCTTCACCTGTTGAGTTACGGTAAAGGTTAAGTGGAAGCCCACCGATAACACCGCTTAAAAGGTTTCGGCACTTAGCTACGGATGGAACTGACATAGCTTCATTGCGTTGAACGCGTGGAAGGATGTAATTGTAAAGGGAGTTAAGATTCTCTCCCATAATGCTAGGGGCGTATTGCGCTAAAAGTGATGAGCGCTTATCTTCAGAGATTGCTTCGGTTTTGCGGAATAGACCCATAGTCATAAAGTGTATCATTTGTCAAGTAATTAGACAACATGCTAGGGCGTGTCTAACCGTAAATCTGTGGCTTAGGCTGAGGGATCATTAGCTTGCTTACTGCCATTGCTATGCCAATAGGTGCAGAGATATCGCCCGCAGACTTTCGCTTAATGATGCGCCATGCTGAATCATTAACTTTAGCTGCGCAGTTATTCATCTGTTGAATGAACTCGGCTTGCCCATTGTGAACTACTCGGTGATTGACTAAACCTTCAAGTAAGTCACCGCATGCCTTATAGAACTGCTGTCCAGAGACATCTTCAACGACCACTCCAGAATTAGACAAGCGATCTGCAATAGTCTGAGTCGCGTACTTGTCAAAGCACACTAGCCGTGGCTTATAAATGTCACACCATGCCTTTATGCTTGCAGCCATCTTCAGCTCATCGATAGCAACCTGAGAGCTGTAAGTCTCCAAAATCCCGATACCGATCCGTCCGTCTGGGAGCAATTGACCGGCAATAAGTGAGCCGTTTCTACGACTAGGACTTACATCAAAGCCAAATACTGTGTAAGCACCGACTGCCATCTCAAGCTCTGAGTCAGATGTTTCCTCAAGAATGCCATGCGGCCACGGGCTACTTAGGGAGTCGATCCACTGGCAAAGAGTTTCCGTACGCGTGTTTTCAATCGGAGAAGTAGCAATCGCTTCCTCAATCGCATCTTCTGTAATCGTGTAACCGAGTGAGGGGTTAGCCAGAGCCCAAGCATTGCGATCGTCTATCTTGCAGTACTGGGGTGCTGAGTATTCATAAAATCCAAAAGACTTAGGCGGGTAGTCGATGGCTCGCTCTCGTAGGTCGTTGAGTACAGTGCTGAAAGCGTCTCCTGCATTAGAGGTAAGAAGCGTTTGAGAGTTTGGGTGAGCTCTAGTTGTAGGAGTTGCAGCTCTAAATCCATCTTCTGTGATCTCTCGGACTTCATCGATGTAGAGCAATCCATTGACGGATCGACCGCGAGAGCCGTCTCTAGTTGCTGCGACAACATCAAGCCTTGCTCCAGATAGCATCTCAATGCTTTCAGTTCCATTGGCGTGTCTGATCTGTTTAACGAATCCTTTAAGGTGGTCATTGGTCTCCAATAGGTGAG